AGTAAGCCCTTCGGAGCTAAGACTTACGGTGACACGCACGAGCAGGTCAGAGACCGGTGGGGCGGGCTGCATGAGATTGCATTCCGCTGGATGGAGATGGTACCGATCGAGGTAAAGCTCACGATTTACACGGACGGTCTCTGGACAGAGGGCTCTGAGGTGGCGGCAAAGGATGCGGTCGCCGCGTATATCAATGGCCTTCCGGCCGGACGCACAATCTACGGAAATGGCGTGTACACGAGCCTCAAGGGCATTCCGGGGCTTGTGAATGTCGATGCCGTAGAAATCTCTAAGCGCGGCAGCAGAGGCGGGCAGACCATTGCGCTCGAAGCGCACCAGATCGCACAGACAGACACCGCGCACGTCACGATCACGACGTCGGCAAGCGGAGGATGATATGGACCTGAAAAACAAAATTGGCCGCTTGCCGGACTGCTACGACAAGCGGAATGTAAGCAATAACTGGAAAATTCTTGAAATGGCGCGGAGCGCCAAAGAGGATATCGCAAAAGACCTTGAGAGCATCCGCTCCGCGAGTGATATCGAAAGCGCCGAGGGCGCTGCGCTTGACATTTTCGGGCGGGTGTACAAAGTGCAGCGCGGGCGTATGAGCGACGCTGCATACCGTATGCTGATTTTACAGGCAAGAGCGCTTAAAAATCTCCGGGCGGACTATGAATCCGTCTATGCGATGGCGCTTTCGATTTTCGGCTGCTCTCCGGATGAGCTCAAAATCTCTGAGGCAGAGGAGCCTTTTTCCTATCGGATTGAGCGCTTTCCTATGCAGGCTGTCAAACGCGCCGGACTGGACATCGACCAAGCCACCAAGCTTCTCGGTGAGCTTGTACCGCTCACGGGGTGCTTTGTGTCGAAGATCTATGACGCTGATGAGACGCACGCGGCATTTTTTGCGGGCGCGATTCTCGGCGCGGATAAGGTAGTCATTCTCGGGACTGCGCGGAGAGGAGGCGCATAAATGGCAGAGAGAAATGTAATCACAGCGGCGGGGCTTGGTATCATCGCCGCTGCACAGGCAGGGACAATCCCGCGCGTGAACTTTACGTCCGTGCGTGCCGGATCTGGAACGCACGCCGCGAGCGAGGACCTGAGCGCGCTCACGGGGCTTGCAGCGGAAAAAGCGCGCTTTGCGGTCTCGGATGTGACGGCGCTCGGCTCTGATACGGTACAAATCGGCGCGCTGCTGAGCAATGCGGGCGTGTCGGCGGGGTTCCGCATCACAGAGGTGGGATTGTACGCAGAGGACGCAAGTGGTCAAGAGGCGCTCTACGCAATTTTCACCAAGGGCGCCGCGGAAGCGGATTTTTTACCGGCAAATACCGCCGGAAATGAATCCTCTATCTACTACCGCTGCAATGTAGCGGTCAGCAATGCCGCGCAGGTGACAGCTGCAGACGACCATAGCGCGTATGCGCATGTGACAGACTTGAATGCGCTGAAAGCGCGCGTACAGGCGCTGGAGATAACGCCCACGGCGTGGGAGGTCACGCTGAGAGCGGCCGCATGGTCCGCAAGCGCACCGTACACGCAAGAGGTCGTTTTGCCCGGCTGCAAAGCTACGGACGTGCTGGAGCTTGGCAAGGCTATCGCAAAGACCGGAAGCGTCGAGGCCGCCAAGGCCACGCGCAAATGGCTCGGAGCAATCGACGGCGGGGAGAGCAAGGATGGCAAGGCCTTGCTCTTCTGTGCGGTCAAGAAGCCGACAGAGGATTTCAAGGTAAAAATTAGGAGGATCGCGGGAAATGGCTGATATTTTTGTAGCCGCCGGTGGCGGCGGAGGCGTGTCATCCGATGAGCTAACAGCCCGCGCGGAGCATGTGCTGGCGGGCGAGGGTTATGTCGGCGTTGATACCGACGATGAGGCGGGTGTGGGCACTATGTCGGACAACGGCTCGATGCAGAAAACCCTGCGGGCAGGCGAGAGCGTCACAGTCCCGCGAGGCTTTCACGATGGGAGCGGCACAGTGACGGCTGTATCCCTCGCAGAGCAGACCGTAGGCGACGCCGCTCCGGGCGACATCGTCGCAGGGTGCAAGTCGTGGGTGCGCGGTGCGCGTATCACCGGCACGATGGTAGAGCGTGAGGGCGAGCAGCCGACTACAGGAGTGACCGTCTCGGATGGTCTGGTGCATGTAGGGATGCTGCCGGGAGCATACCGAAAAAGCGGACGCTACGGCACGCCGGAGGTAAAAGCGCCGGTCGATGTGGTCGCGAGGGCGGCAGGACTTGACGGGGCAAAGATGCTGCAGGGGTACAGCCCGCTCGGGGTGCCCGGGCAAATCCCGGTCTTCAATACGATGGGCCCGAGCGGCACCGACCCGCGCGGGAGCCTCACTACAGAGTACGGCATCGATTTCAATGCCCGCACGCTCTGGATGTCCGCGCCTGCCCACAACGCCTACTACATGCGAGAGGACGGCTACCCGCATATCTGCATGGACTCTGGGGCGCTCGGCGATGCGACCGCGCAGCAGGTGCTGCAGGGCTGTACTTTTACGAGTGAGCACGGACTGAAAGTCCCGGGAGCCATGTACCGCTGGCCGATATCCGGAGACATCGGCGGACAGCGTGTGATGGATGCGCACGAAAACGCGGTTTTTGCTGGCGACTACGGCGCTCGCGGGCGTGGGGTTTTCATGCGTATGCCGGGCGGTAGCCAAATCGACCCGACCTGTATGTGGGCGTGGGCACCGGCTCCGACCGTCCTGCCGCAAAATATTAGGGCGGGCGTAAACGTGCTGGGAGTCTGGGGCTCCATGGTAGACTACGCGGCGACATGCGTCCCTTTTGATGGGGCCCATTTTGACGGAGTACACCTGTCGGGATGGGCTACTGGGACGCTCGGCGGCGTGCCGCTACAGCCGCGGGATGCCGTCACACAGCCGATGCCGTGGAATAACGTCTGGAAGGATGAATTTAAGTGGGGCTGGGCGCTGACGCCGAGCGTAGCGCTTGCTCCCTTCCGCGAGGTGCGTGTCACGATACGGACGGACGCTCCCAACTCCACTGACCAGTGGTGGCAGAGCACACGGCTCTATCTGGTGCGCCCGGGCGGATCTCCGCATAACCGCCCGCTCAACGCCATCCGGCAGCAGAGCAGCGCGCGGACGGGCTTTCAGACGATAGCTATATCGACGGCGGACATCACGGAGCAGGCCTTTATCGCGGTACACCTGAGTGTGGGCAGCCTCCGCGCAAGAAGCGCGGGCAACGTTTTTTCTGCGCGCATCGAGCGCGTAGAGCTCATCGCATGAGCAGAAAGGAGACTATGAGAGAAACTGTGATTTTTGACGGCCGGACTGGCAGCGTCATCGCCATCGCTGGTGAGGTCGATGTAGAGCACGTCGAGGCGCTGATACTCGATGTAGCAGACGGCATGAGAGTCGACTCCGTGGACGTGAACGGCGAGGAGCCGGTGCCCATCCTGTCCGCTACGCCCGCGAGCTGGCAGGCGCAGCTTGAGGCGGCTATCAAGCGGAGCGACGAAAAGCGCTCTGAGCAGGCCGAGCAAACGCGACAGGAAATGAAGGCTTTTATGGTTGAGATTCTCAAGGCGGTCAATGAGGCCGAGAAGGGAGAGGGTGAGGATGAGTAAGAGAAAAAGCTTCTATGTCTGGATGGCAGAGCTGGTAATCGCGGGCGAGCTCGCTTTCGCGGAAATTGCGAAGAAATTCAGGAAAAAGGTCGCCGAGGTGCTCACCGCCATGGGCAGGGGCGACCTTGCGACCGACAGCAACGCACAGCGCGAAGATGAGGATGAGCGCCCCTGAGCGGGAGAAAGGAAGACACATGAAAGAGTGGATTTTAGCAGTGGTAGGCATCATCGGAGGCTACATCGCCTCTCTTTTTGGTGGCTGGAGCGCGTCGCTCATCACGCTGGTGACGCTGATGGGCGTAGACTACGCTACGGGGTTCATCGTGGCAGCGCTTTTCCACGCGTCTCCGAAGACTCCGGACGGCCGTCTGGAGAGTTTCGCGGGCTGGAAAGGTCTCAGCCGGAAGGGCGTAACCCTCGCCATCGTGTGGGTCGCAAAACGACTCGATTTAACCGTAGGGTCGGATTTTATCGGGGATGCCGTGATTATCGCATACATCGCAAATGAGGCCATCTCCATCATCGAAAACGCGGGCCGGATGGGAGTGCCCATCCCCGAGGTGGTGGTCAATGCCATCGAGGTACTCAAAAAGGACAAGGACAAAGAGCAGGGTAAATAAGTAAAACGGGGAGGGGCTTTCGCCTCTCCCCCTTATTTTTTTATACCTCATCAACTCCGGCCTGCTCGCGCATGATACGGAGGACTCTGCCGTATACGTCGACTCCGTACTCGGTCGAGAGCGCTCTCTCGTACTCCTCCACCTCGTAGAGGTACTGCGGCTCGCCGAGGCAAGCCTCGTAGATCATATCGTATGTTAT